ATAGGTTTAAAGCGTGAAAGCGAAGAACTAGTACAAGGTGTTTCTATTTATGATCCAAGAGTCATGGATGGTTTTGGAGTTCAATATCAAGGCAATATGTTGATATTAAAATATCACAGCGAAATGCCACTTACAGCTGTACATGATAAGAATTTTGAAACTGATATACGTAGAACAGTTAAAGATATTGTTTCTTTTATTAAATCTGAATATAAAAAAATTAATAAATCATCTCTTGAATTAACTGAAAAGGGCGATATCCAAATATTAGTACAAAGTGCCAATCGTCGTACTTCATACGTTAACGCCACTCAGGTTTATGAAATTGGCGGTTTAACTGGTTTTCCAAAAGAAGAAAAGACTGCACAACAAAGTTATGCAGATGTTGCAAAGCGCTGGCTAATGAATGTTCGCCAACCTAAAACATATACAAAATAGGTAAAAGGTAATGGCATGGCGTATAAGTTATCTAAAGAGGAGATGACTAGAGAAATTATTAAGTGTGGCAAAGAACCTGCCTACTTTTTAGATAACTACGCAAAAATAGTACATCAAGAACGCGGTTTAATACCTTTTAAAACATTTAAATTTCAAAAAGATTTATTAAACGATTTCCACGATCATAGATTTAATATAATACTAAAATCTCGTCAAATGGGTATATCCACCATAGTTTCAGGATATATTGCATGGATGTTACTTTTTCACAAAGAAAAGAACGTTCTTGTAATGGCTACAAAATTAAATACCGCCATTGAAATAGTAGAAAAAGTAAAAGATATTATTGAATCAATACCTAAATGGTTAAAGTTAACAGAAATAAGTGTTAACAATAAAACAAAATTAGAATTAGATAACGGTTCTAAAATACAAGGTGTACCTACCAGTAAAGATGCTGGTCGTTCTCAGGCATTGTCATTATTGGTAATTGATGAAGCGGCACACGTAGAAGAAATGGAAGAGTTATGGACAGGTTTGTTACCAACTCTTTCAACCGGTGGTCGCTGTATTGCGCTTTCAACACCAAATGGTGTTGGTAATTGGTTTCATAAATCATATGTAGATTCTGAATCAGGCGCAAATAATTTTAAACCATCTAAATTACCTTGGACACTACATCCAGAATATACACAAGAATGGTTTGACAATATGACTCGTAACATGAGCAAGCGTCAAATTGCTCAAGAATTTGAGTGTAACTTTAATGCCTCTGGAGAAACCGTAGTATTAGCAGAAGACATAAATAAAATAAAGTTAAATATTGGTGAACCAAAAAGACGAACATGGATAGACAGAAATTATCATATTTGGAAAGAATATGAAAATGATGGATCTTATCTATTATCAGCTGACGTAGCTAGAGGAGATGGTAGAGACTATTCTGTTTTTCATGTTTTAAATATTAAAACTATGGAGCAGGTTGCAGAGTATCAAGGAAAAATAGATATAGATAGTTTTTCAAGATTATTATTTGATGTTGGAAGAGAATATGGTAACTGTATGATAGTTGTAGAAAATAATAATATTGGTTATGCCGTTTTAACTAAATTAGTAGACATGGCATATCCAAATATTTTTTATTCCACTAAAAGTACTCATGAATATGTTGATGGGTTAAACTATAATCAATATTCTAGCAATACAGTTCCCGGCTTTTCTACATCAATGAAAACCAGACCTTTAATAGTTGCTAAGTTAGATGAATATATTAGAAATAAAGCTATTAAAATAAACTCTAAAAGAACTGCTAATGAATTAGATACATTCGTTTGGATTAATGGCCGTCCAGAAGCACAAAAAGGCTATAACGATGATTTAGTTATGTCTTTGGCAATTGGATGTTGGGTTAGAGATACTGCTGTTATTAACAATGAGAGAAATTTAGAGTATTCTAAGGCATTCTTAAATTCTATAAGTAAAACAGGTAATTATTTGAATACAACTGTTAAAGGATTTCAAGACGAAGAAAAGTTTAGAAAGCAACAAGTAGCACAGCAAATGTATAAAGATTTTATATGGGTTATAAAAGGTTAAAATAATATGGCTGATAATAATAAAGTTGGGCAAGAAAATTCAAATTATACTTCTAATCAAGATAAAAATGGAAGTGAGGAAAAAAATCCAAGGAATAGTCAATCGGCTCTTTATGTTGGTTTAACTAGATTATTTTCTGGTCCATTAGCTAGCTTTCGTTCTCAATCACCAATAAGACAAAAGCGTAGAGATTTAGATCGTTATAAATTTACTAGCGCTAGCGGTCAAAGCTTTAAAAAGAAAAGCTATAACCCTTTTGAAGCCATACAAAGCAATATTATGGCTAACCAAAGTCGTGCAGAGCGTTATAGCGACTTTGATCAAATGGAATTCATGCCAGAGTTGGCATCTGCATTAGATATTTATGCGGATGAAATGACAACTAGTAACGCTTTTAGACAAGTTCTTATAATAGATTGTAGAAATGAAGAAATAAAAAATGTTCTTTATAATTTATTTTTTAAAGTTCTAAACATTGAATCAAATTTATTTTCATGGTGCAGAACCATGTGTAAATTTGGCGATTTCTTTTTATATCTAGATATAGATGAAAAGCTTGGTGTTAAGAATGTTCTAGGCTTACCATCTCCAGAACTAGAAAGATTAGAAGGACAAGACGAAACAAACCCAAATTATGTACAGTTCCAATGGAATAGCGCCGGGATGACGTTTGAAAGTTGGCAAATAGCGCATTTCCGTGTTCTAGGACAAGATAAATACTCTCCTTATGGAACATCTATTTTAGAACCTGCTCGTCGTATTTGGCGTCAATTACAATTAATGGAAGATGCAATGATGGCGTATCGTATTGTACGTGCGCCAGAACGTAGAGTATTTTATATTGACGTTGGTAACGTTTCTCCGCAAGAAGTAGAGCAATATATACAAAAAGTTATCACAGGTTTAAAACGTAATCAAATAGTAGATCCTACTACTGGTCGTGTTGACTTGCGTTATAATCCAATGAGTATTGATGAAGACTATTATCTGCCTGTTCGTGGCAATACAAGTGCAACAAAAATTGAAAGCCTTCCCGGTGGTCAATTCCAAGGTGACATAGATGACGTACAATATCTACGTGATAAATTATTTTCAGCAATAAAAATACCACAATCATATTTAACAAGTGCAAAAGACAAAGCAGCTGATGATAAAAGCACTTTAGCTCAAAAAGATATACGCTTTGCTAGAACTATTCAACGTTTGCAAAGAGTTATGATTAGTGAACTAGAAAAAATAGGTATTATTCATCTTTATACTCTTGGTTATAGAAACGAAGACTTACTAAGCTTTAAACTTAAGTTAAACAATCCATCAAAAATTAGTGAATTACAAGAACTAGAACACTTTTCTAAACAAGTTGGTGTTGCTAAAGAAGCTAAAGAGCTTGGATTCAGCAATAGATGGATATATGAAAATATATTCCGCATGGCGGAAGGTGATGTTGCCAGAATACACCGTGATCTATTCTATGATAAATCTCTACAGGTGTCTCTTGAGGCGTTGGGAACCGCTGGCGATGCTGCTGGAGCAGGCGGTGGCGGCGGTGGAGGGGGTTTTGAAGGCTTAGGAGGAGCAGAGTCTGCACCCGGAGGTGAAACACCAAGCCCAGAATCTTCACCCGGAGCAGCCTCTCCTAGCCCCACTGGAGAGGCACCAAGTAGTGAAGACAGTAACCTCTTAGCTGCACCGGCTAGAAGACCAGATGGTTCTATTGGAATGAAATATACTAAACCCGGATGGCATGGCAAGGAATATATGAAGGTTGCAGTTAATAAAAACTCTAAGAATGGTATGAGTAAAAGTCTAAACCGTATGATTAATCCTGAAGCTACCTCTGGAAAGACGATGAGAAGTGTTTTCCCAGATTCTAGAGGAATGAGAGAGTTAAGTCAAGCATTATATGAAAGTACTGGTGACGATATATACCAAAAAGATGAAAATTTATTGCTAGAAGTGCAAAATAAGTTACAATCAATGTCTGAAAAACTATTTAATAAAGAAAAAAGCTTATTAACTGAACAAAAACAAGAAGTTGAAGACTTGGAATAGACTTATGTTAACATTTAAACACAATAAAAAAAGAAATACCGCATTTTTATTTGAATCTTTGATGCGTGAAGGAAGTAAAGCTTCATTAGAAAAAGATTTAAATAGATTAAAAGTCGTTAAAGACATAATTCTAGAATTTTTTCATCCATCAAAAGTATTAGGATATGAATTATCTTTATATAAATCTCTCCTAATACCAGAAGTAGAACCAAAAATGGCAGATAAGTATCTAAATGAAGTTAAAAATAGACATTATCAATTAAATAAAGAATATATCTTTAATGAACAAACAAGATTAATTAATAAAATTAATAAATCTTTAGGTGCTTCTGTGTATAGCAATTTTGTTCCTTACTATAAAGATTTAGCAACAATATCTCAGATATTTAATGATTCTACCCCTGTAAAAGAAAAAATTTTGCTTGAACAAGCAATAGTTGGGCAGTTTCAAAACAAACTTGAAGAAAAAAACAATTTAAAACATATTGATAATATTGTTTACAGTACATTCGTTAAAAAATTCAACGATAAATATTCATCTTTATTAAATGAACAAAAAGATTTATTAACAAAATATGTAAGTTCATTTGCCGATGAAGGTTTAGAATTAAAAGTTTATTTAAATGAAGAAATAAACAGATTAAATACAAAAATTAATGAAGCATTAAACAATGAAGAAATAAAAAATGACGAAGTTATGTCTTATAAAACAAAAAAACTATTAGATACCTTAAAAGAATTTAAAGTTAATAAAGAGCTATCTTCAACAATGTTACAAAATTTATTAAAAATACAACAATTTGTTAAAGAGGTAGAATCATAAAATGATTACAATAACAGTAAAAACTAATGAAGGATTAAAGAAAGAAGTTAATATTCGTAAAACTCTTTCTGGTGATTACATCATGCGTGAACATCCTGAAATAGATATTATTGTTATGCCTGAAAAAGCAAAGGTGCTTGTATTACCAAAAGAAGAACAAACCGATGGTATTTATAGACTCCAAGAGCGTTTGTTTAAATACATGGTACAGCATGGTGTTGTATTACCTGAAAGTGTTAATGCGGGAAACGTTTATGGTTCATTGGAAGGAAAGTTTACTAATCAACCTCCAAATGGCGAGAATGCTTCACAAGTTGTAATATATAATTTAGCAAATTTTATTGAATCTGAAATGCCTAAATTCAGAGCAGAAAAAAGCTTTGAAGACAAAATGGAAAAAGATTTGCTCAAGCCAAATGTCGAAAATTCTACAGAATTTGGCGAAGTTCCACAAGAACCATTCAAAGGCAGTATTCCAAAATATGGTTTCCCAACCCGTGGTATTTATCGTTACAACTATTAGGAATATTATTTTATGGTTTTTACAGAACAGCAAATAAAAGAAATAATCGCAGAAGAGTTACTACTTGAAGTATCTTTAAAAGATGTTTCTAGAAAATTAAAAAATATTTTTTCTATAAAAACAAAAAATAAACAACCAGAAATAGAACAATTAGATATTAATAATTTTATTGAAGAAATACCATCTGAAAAGAAAAAAGATGATACAAAGCTTTTTTTAGATTATATTAATAAATTACACTCTGATGTTAATAATTTAAAAACAGTTAGAGATAGGTTAGAGCCTGATTCCAAGGATTACAGTGAGGCTGACAAAATTATATCAACGATGCAAAGCAAAATTTCTTTGCTGATGCAGCAATGGAACGAACCAGTTAGACAAGAATTAGAAGCAGAAATTAACAAAGCTCATGAAGAAGCTATAAAAATAAATGATAAATTAAATAAACAAGCAAGCGCTATTTCTCCACCAGCACCCCCGGAAGATAAAGAAGAAACAGAAACTATTGGCGCAGAAGATCTTACTTATGATGTAAATGAAATTTATAAAAAAGTAGCTTCTGAAACTAAGATAGATTTAAATGATATTGAAAATACAGTTAAATATTTAAAAAATAAAAATCTATTAAAACCAGAAGTTGTAAAAAAATTAGGATTTAATGAAACCCTTGTAAGAGAAATTATTGCTTATAATAAAGGTAAAAAAAAGATGAAATTAACAGAAAGCGTAGTTAAGGAATTAATAAAAGAAGAAGTAAAAAAATCTTCTAAAAAGCACAAACGTACTGATGAAGCATTTGAGGGAATTAAAGGCGGTTTAGGTGCTCTAGGCACTGCTGTTAAACAAACTTACCAAGGCGGCGCTATACAAGGTAAAGCTTCTAAAAGTGTTCAAGACGCCGCCAAACAAGCTAAAGCTTTATCTGCACAAATAACTAGTCTAATTTCCCAAGCTCAAAAATTAGGGTTGTCAGCTTCTCCAAAATTAACTTCTATAAGAAACAACCTCGCTAATGCTAGTCAAAATGCAAACGATGCCGTTGCCAAAAAAGAACCTTTATTAGTTAAATCAGGACAAGCAACTCCTGAACAATCGCAAACCCAACCTAGCGCTCCTGCAAGCGATGCCCAACAAGCAGATAATAAACAATCTGCTGAAACTCCCGGTGGTAATGCGCCTGTTGGCGGTGTTTCTGCTGGCGGTGAAACAAGAACAGCTTTTGGACAAAAAATTTCCGGTCCCGGTCCACAACCACCGGAAGCAACCACGGCTACATCCGCTGGTCAAAAACCACCAGATACAACTGCCGCTCCAGCTGCCCAAACAGCTGAACCAAAGCCGCCAGAAGCAGCAGCAGGACCAGCCGCTGTAAATAAACAAAAACCAGCTAAATATAGTGAAGAAGCTGGACAAGGTTTGAACCCATATCGTAATAAAATTAGAAGTTCTGAAGGATATCCAGAAGACATTTCACAAAATGAGTTTTCTAATATTATTAGCGCTTTAGGTGGTTCTGATGTTCTAGCAGAAAGCAAAGAGGACTATATTAAACAAGTAGCTCAAAAAGCTAATACAACTCCAGATAAAGTTACTAAATTGCTTAACTTTATGGAAAAAAATGGTTTATTAAAACAAGATCTTTTAAATAAAATAAACGGTCAAGCATCAGCAGAACAAAAAGCAGATTCTAAAAAAGAAGAAACAAAAGAAATTAAAAAATTTAGTGATGTAAAGGACGTTGCCAATTTTCACGATCAATTAAAATCAGACAAAGAATTCCCTAGTAATATAAGCACTGCTACGGCATTGATGAATATCTTAAATCCTTTGGCTAAATCATTAGGAATG